CAGAGCAAACATAAGCACAGGCGATGTTACAGTTGTAGCAAAAGCTGTAACAGCTTTAACAGGTCAAGGTTTTGATTTAGGTATAGGTAATGCTCAAGCATCTATTCCTAAAAATGTTCCTGTAACAGGAAACGAGTTTGATTTAGCTGATGGTGACGTAACTGTAAAAGCTAATTCTAAACCGCCAATAATTGGTAATAGATTTAATATTGCAACTGGTAATGTAACTATTATAGGTAAATGTAATTTATCTGTAACAGGTAATAGAGTTAATTTAACTATAGGTAATGCAGTTGCCAAAGCAAACGCAACAGCTGTTGTATCTGGTAAAAGAGTCAACATATCTACAAGTGATGTTACTGTAGTTGCAAAAGCAAGAGCTTTACCTACAGGTGAAGGATTTAAAATAGGTACATCTGATATTACAATAAGACAGTGGGATCAGGTACCGGTAAACGCAACACAAGTTTGGACGGAGATACCATAATGTTATTTGGAGCAACACCTTTCGCATCAACAACTTTTGCAGGAGTAGGATCTCAAAATGTGGTTGTTTTAACTAATGGTAATAGATTCAATATTACTGTAGGAAACAGCACAGTAGGCTTTAGTGCACAGCCAGCAGGCAGTGGATTTAAACTTGCAAATGGTAGTGTTTCTGTGGTATCTTGGAACGATATAGATCCAAACGCAGGGCAAACGTGGGTCCCAATAGATCCGCTTAACCCATAGGAGAATTATGGCATCAACATTTTCGAGTAATTTAAAACTAGAATTAATAACAACAGGTGAAAAGTCAGGTACCTGGGGTACAATTACAAATACAAATTTACAACAATTAGAACAAGCATCATCAGGTTTTATATCAATTGATGTGGCAGCAGCAAACCAAACACTTGCTATTAGTAATGGTGCTGTATCAAATGGTAAAAATTTATACTTAAAACTTACAGGTACACTTTCAGGTAATAGAACTGTAACAGTTCCTGATAGTGTAGAAAGAGTTTATGTAGTAGAAGATGCTACAAACAGATCTTCAAATAATTACACACTTGCAATAAAAACTAATTCAGAATCAACAGGTCAAGTATTACCAGTTGCTTCTACATCTTTAGTCTACAGCGATGGCACAAATGTAAAATTAGGTCTTCGTAAAAAAGGCTATATAACTACAACAGGAACATATACTGCAGTTGCAGATGATCAAGTATTGGTAGATACAAGTAGTTCATCGGTTACTGTTAATTTACCTGCATCACCATCTATAGGTAGTGAAGTTCACTTTATAGATAGTAAAAACTTTTTTGGTTCAAACAATTTAACTGTCGGCAGAAACGGTTCTAATATTTTGGGTGCGGCCTCTAATTTAACAGTATCAACAAACGGTGCAGCGTTTACTTTGGTATTTGTAAATGCAACAAGAGGCTGGGCATACAAAACTAAAATATAGGAGCTACTGATGGCTCTAGTAGAGTATAAATTCAAACCCGGCATAGATAAGCAACAAACAGAAGCAGGTGCAGAACAACGTTGGGTAAACTCAGACAACGTAAGATTTAGATATGGTCTACCAGAAAAAGTTGGTGGATGGTCATCATTGACTACAGATACAATTGTAGGCGTAGCTAGAAAACAACATGCATTCGTAGATAACGATGGTAACCGGTACGTGGCTCTTGGAACAGATAAGTTTCTACTTATATACTTTGAAGGACAACTATACGATATTACACCACTTAAAACTACGTTGACAGCTGCAACAATTGCAACGACAAACGGATCACCGACATGTACAATTACAAAAAATTCTCACGGTCTTAACGCAGGAGATATTGTTCTATTAGATAGTGTAACACTTCCTGTCGGTACAGGATTTAGTAACTCAGACTTTGAAGATAAAAACTTTCAAGTCATAACTAAAACAGCAAACACTTTTACAATTACACAATCATCTAATGCAACTGGTACAGTATCAACAGGTGGTAGTTTAAGTATAAAACCTTACGAGCCTGTAGGACCTAGAGAACAAACTTACGGTTATGGTTGGGGTATGGACCCATGGGGTGATGGTAACTGGGGTGAAGCAGCAGCTGCATCAGATGTAACTTTAGAACCAGGACTTTGGTCATTAAGCAACTTTGGTGAAGTATTAGTTGCAACAATATTAAATGGTAAAACATTTACATGGAACTCAGGTATCAATGCTAGATTAACAACACGTGCATCTACAACTACTTCAGGTTTTGAAACAACAAACAATCCAACAAAGACTAGAGTTAGTTTGATATCACCAACAACAAGACACTTAATACATCTTGGAACAGAAACAACCATTGGAACACCTGACTCACAAGATGATATGTTTATAAGATTTTCTGATCAAGAAGGTATAAACGTATACGCACCATCTGCAACAAACACAGCAGGTACACAAAGATTACAAGATGGCACAAAAATTATTGGAGCTATAAAAGCAAAAGAAGTTATACTTATTTGGACAGACAATGCATTGTACACCATGAAATTTATAGGTGCACCTTTTACATTTGCTGTAGAACAAGTTGGTACAAACTGTGGTTTGATAGGGCAGAATGCAGTGGTAGAAATAGATGGAGCTGCGTTTTGGTTGAGTCCAAAAGGTTTCTTTTTGTACGATGGTACAGTTAAATCTTTACCATGCACTGTAGAAGATTTTGTATTTGATGATTTTGATACTACAAAAGGTCAACAAGTTGCAGCTGGTCTTAATAATTTATTTACAGAAATAACTTGGTACTACCCATCAGCTAAGTCTACATACAATAACAAGTATGTTGTATTTAACTTTGGTGAGTCACCGGGAGTGCCAGGCGGTGTTTGGTATACGGGAACAGAGGCAAGAACAAGCTGGATGGATGCAACAACATATCCTAACCCATACGCAACCAAATACGATTCTACTTCTAATGGTACGTTTCCTGTTATTGTTGGACAGTCAGGTCTAGGTCAAACAACATACTTTGAACATGAGGTAGGCACTGATCAAGTCAATCCTAATGGTACAACTACTACAGTCACATCTTTGATAGAGTCATACGACATAGACTTAGAGTCAAGACAAAGAGATGCAAAAGGTAAATCTACAGGACCAAAAGTTGCAGGTGAAGTATTTTTAGCTGTAAGACGATTTGTGCCTGATTTTAAAACATTACAAGGGTCATCTAGAGTTAGTCTAGATGTTAAGAGATACCCTCAACAAGCAGCTACAACATCTACATATAGTCCGTTTACAGTTACATCTTCTACAATAAAAAAAGATACAAGAGCTAGAGGTAGATTTGTAAGTTTAAAAATAGAAAACGTTAACTCAAGTGAATCATGGAGATTTGGTACATTTAGATTGGACGTGCAACCAGATGGTAGAAGATAATGGCAAAGATAACAGTTAGAATACCAGAACCAAAAGAAGAGTATGATTTTTCTAACCAAAAACAAATTAATCGTTCGTTGACTTTGATGAAAGAACAACTAAATTCAACGTTTTTAGACGAACTCAAACAGGAGCAAGAGAGATTCTCTTGGTTTTTAAGTGGCTAATATATACACAAACGTAAAAGTAGATCTGACAACTAACAATAATACCAGTATTTTTACTGTACCAGCAGCTACAACTGCAATTGTTAAGTCTTTTATAGTATCAAATGACTCGTCTTCTAACGATGATATAGAGATACAAATTGTTAGCACATCAGATGCAACGTTTAATCTGTTTAAAAGCAAGACAATTAACGCTAATTCTACTCTTGACTTAATAACCAATCCGTTAATACTTACGGAAAACGAGCAAATAAAAGTACAAGCAACCACAGCAGATAGATTGCATGTTATTCTATCTATGTTACAAATAAACAGGAATTAATATGGCTTTTATAGAAGAAGGTTCGGTTGAATACATAACGGTGGATGGCAAAAAAGTACCAGTCGTAAAGTGCGAAGCTGAAATTATTTTAATAAACAAAAAAACAAATAAAGAATATAACTCTGACAAAGAAGCAGAGGACGATATCAATAATCCAGATACAGACACAGTAAAAGAAGATATTACTAGATCTGTAAAAATTAAAGTAGCAAAAATACCTGCTATTGGTGCATCATCTGATAAGGACGAATAATGGCAATAACAAGAGCACAACAATTTAGACAGATGTTAGAAGACGGTGGTATGTTGGTATCACCATCTAGAGATGGCAGAAGACCAGGATACAGAAGATCTAATTATGACTCTTCTGGAGGAGGAACCGCTTCAAGCAGTAAAAGTTCAGATAGAAGTCCAGGACCAAGCAGAGATGACCCAAGTCCACAAGATATAGCTAGAGGAAAACCTCCAACTAGAACTAAAAAGTTATCAGAGGCTGAAAAAAAAGCTCAAAGAGAGAAAAATAAAGCAGACAGAAAGATATTTGCACGTAATATAAAAAGTTTAAGACCTGAAAGTGGACTAAGTAAGATTATTAAACAGGGTGGTTTTATCCCTAGTATTCTTCGTAACATAACTGATTCAAAATTTAATCAAGATAGAAGAAAAAAATTCATGACGGATTTGGATTCTCTTTCTAAAAGATTTCAAACAAGAAGAAATATAAATTTACCTTTTGGTATTAGCTTTGACGCTAACGCAAGAACAAAAAATAATTTGTTACAATCTTTATTAGCGGAAGCACAAGAAGATCTTGGCTTAGTTGCTATGTCTCCAGGGCCTTTTGACTACATGAATAAACGTTCAATAGCTCTTAGTGATTTGCCTAAAGATAGACAAGATGAAATTTATGACAAAGTTATGGATGCTAGAATGGCAGGACAAACAGATGCTGCTGGTAATTTAAAAGCAGGATTTATGTTTGATGGACAAGGCAATATTATATCAACAGGTAATGATGGCAGAGATTTAGAAGCAGAACAATTAGCTTTACTTGCTCAAAATCAAGCAGCTGCAAATGCAGCGGCTAGCGGTGATACAGACGATGATGAAACACCAACAGGTGGTTTAGCATTTAGATTTTTAGCTGATGGTGGTATGCCAGAAGATGCACCTGTAGGTGGGATCATGGACATTGAATCAGGTAGACAAATGTATTTCTTAGGTAAACTAGTTAAGAAAGCCACAAGAGCTGTTAAAAAAGTTGCAAAGTCTCCAATAGGTAAGGCTGCATTGTTTGCAGGATTAGCAGGGGCAGCAGGTTTTGGACCTCTTTCAGGATTAAAAGGAAAATTGTTTGGAACAGCTTTACCAGGTGCGTTGGGTAGAGATGCATTTATGGGCATGGCTGGTAAACAAGGAAGTATAGGATTACTTGGTAAACTAGGTTTAACGAAAGGTGCTGGATCAATGGCTTTAACAGGTAAAGGAATATTTTCGGCTATAACAGCAGCATCATTATTACCAATGTTAGGTCTTGGAACTGGTGATGAAGATGAAGACGAGGCACAAGAAATATTAAGAGGATCAGGTTTAGATATAGCATCTATTAGAAATAATCCTTACACTTTTACATCATCTGTGGGTGGAACTGGTTTAGGCAGAAGATTTGTAGCTGATGGTGGTCGTATAGGATTTAGGGATGGAACAAGTGAGTTTATGGATTTTGTCAGATCAATGGGTCTGTCAGAAGACAAATTAAAACAACTAGATATCAATAGTTACAACGCAGTATTACAAGCATTTCAAAGAGCTAAAGAAGGCCAAAAACCACAGACAGAAGAAAAAAAAATGGCAGAGGGCGGTAAAGCAGAACCAGTAGCAAAAGAGACAATGCCATTGTTAAAAATGGGTGGTAAAGAGATGGATCTAAGAGACGAAGGTGGCTTTGTGCCAATAGGTAGAATGGAGAGAGCTGACGACGTACCAGCTAGACTATCCAAGAATGAGTTTGTATTTACGGCAGATGCTGTAAGAAATGCAGGTGGAGGCGATATAGACAAAGGCGCCGAAGTTATGTATAATATGATGCAAAACCTCGAATCCGGAGGTGAAGTATCTGAAGAATCGCAAGGATTAAAAGGCGCTAGAGAAATGTTTCAAACATCTAAAAGATTAGAGGAAGTTTTATAATGTCAACACAAACAACTAGAAATTTACCTGCACAATTTGTTGAAGATTTAGGAAAAGATTTAGCGGAACAGGTAACGGCCCAATCGGGTGTACCCGTAGTAACAACAGGTTTAGCCGGTCTTGGGTCAATGGCCCAACCAACAAGACAACAGTTTGAAACGGCTGATCAATTTAAAAAGAGACAAGAATTATTTGGTGCACAACAAAGAGCTGCACTAGGTTTTGAACAAAGACAACAAGCATTATCTGGATTAAGACCACAAGTTGCCGGTTTAAGTACAAGAGAACAACAAGCTAGAACTTTAGCACAACAAGGTCTTGGATCATTTCAACCTTTCGTACAAGGAGCTGCAGCTTCTACAGGACCACAAGCTTTTCAACAATTTATGTCACCGTATCAACAACAAGTCATTGATACAACATTACGAGAATTTGATAGACAAACAGCACAAAGAAGACAAACAACAAGAGATGCAGCAGTTGCAGCTGGAGCTTTTGGTGGAGGTAGAGAAGGTGTGCAATTAGCAGAATTTGATGCAGCATCAAATAGAAATAGAGCTGCTATAGAAGCAGGTTTATTACAACAAGGATTCGGTCAAGCTCAAGCAGCTGCACAACAAAACTTTCAAAATCAAATGGGATTAGCATCTGCGTTACCTGGATTACAGGCGCAAGATGTTGCAACTTTAGGTCAGCTGGGCGCTGTTGATCGATCGTTGGCGCAAGCTAATTTAGATGCACAAAGGGAAGCTACAAGAATGGCAACATTCCAACCACAAGAACAGTTAGATAGATTTGCAGGTCAAGTAACTGGTATTATGGGTGGATACCCTGCACAGTTCCAAACAACAAACGTACCTAATCCAACGCCGTTGCAGTCAGCGTTAGGAGTAGGTTCAACACTTGCAGGTATATATGGTGCATTAAACCCAACTAGAAATTTATTTGGACCAAGAAACTAATGAATAGAGTATTAAAAAGACCGATGTTTAGAATGGGTGGCTCTACAAACGAGGGCATCACTTCTGGTTTAGACATGCCTAGACAAGGATACAATGTACCTGGAAGAGTAGATCAATTTGATATGGAAAGAGTTTTAAGAGAAACAGCTGCACAGTCTAGAGATCCAAATATACTTGCAGCTTATAAACCTTACATGGAAAGACCAAGAAACGAAGCTTTATCTAGATTC